TTCACGATGTACTCCTGTACGCCCAGCTTGGCGTCGAGGATAGCATAGTTGATGTACGCGTAGACGTACTCTTCGAAGAGCTTGTTGACCGTAATCGCAGAGTTGTCGCCGGCCTCCATGCCATCGCTGACGTACTCGAGGATGACCAGCTCTCCATCAACACCACTGCTGAAGTTGATGACGCCACCCTTGCGGTCGATGCTGAAAGTCGGATTGAAGTTCGCCGTCTCCGTATTCAGTCCGTACCGCGCTCCGATGTTGTAGTCGAAGTACCAATCGCCATCGTATTCGTATCCGGGCTGCCCATCGAACTGATTGTTCTCGTTCAGGTAGATGGTCTTCTTGGTACCCGTGATGCGGTCGAAGTCGATGGTCGAGTTCTGCGGGCGCAGGATATTGCCGTTCTCGTCGAAGAGGATGCGGCACTCGTTGTCTTGCAGGTATGCGCTACTGAAGTTGGTCTGGATATTCTCCGTCATGGGGCGGAGGAGCCCGTCCTTGTACAGGCTGATGCGAACCCAGTTGACGTAGTCGGGGGGCAGAACAAACCGGAGCTCGTCACAGACGTTGAGCTCGAGCACCTTGACCTCCTTGAACGCGTCGTAGTTGAGTTCTTGGATGGCACGCTTGGCGTGGAACAAGACCTTGTACCGCTCCTCGTTGTTGACCAAGGAGTGGTTGCCCATGTACATGAGCTGGAAGTTGGTTACGATATCCTGTAGCGTAACGTACTGATAGCTGCCCCAGTTGGCATCCTCAGGAGCAACACCGTTGTTTTCGTAATAGACGTAGTCGTTAGCTAGATATGGCATTACTGCTGCTGTTCTTCGGCGTTAGCAAACTGATAGACATCGCCCTCGCGGATGCTCATGCCAGCCAGTTGCAAGATGCGATAAACCAAATTCGGCTCTTCGTCAATGGGGAGCTCAAAGTCTTGGTAGTCAGAGGCCGTATCGTCAAAGACGGGTGCGCCGCCGGCAGGAGTGCCTCCGATAGATATCTCCTCATACGTCCACTTCGGGTCGAAGGGGTATCGGATGTATTGGCAAACGACGTCGCCCGGCTGGTTGAAGGTGGCCGGAAACACGGTGAGTGAGTCTCCCTCCAAGGTGTAAGCCGGATATTGTATCGACGGGGCCGTCAACAGGGAGCTGTTGAGAAGCGTAATCTTCCCGTGGCTAACGACCTCAGCCTCGACGCCACCGGCCAGCACCTTGTTCAGCAAGTAGTAGTCGTCGCCCGTAGTGGTCTGACTCGGAGCGAAGAACACGTTGGCTGCGTTCTGTGTCAGCGTAGCCGTGCGAGAGAACCCGTCGATGGCTTCGCGCACCGCCTTGTTGAGGTCGGCATACTCGGTGCCCGACATGCGGGCGTTCTCGGCGTTGATGACTTGGTTGAGCTCCTTGAAGTAGCCGTCGAAGATTTCTAGCTGCGCCTGCTTGGCATACAGGTTGAAGTCCGAGGGAGAGATATATCCGTAGTTGTTCTTGTTCAGAACCGACAGTACGGTTTGACGGACCGAGTTAATCATTCTCTAAAGATAGAAAAGCCGCCCTAAGGCGGCTTTCCGTATCAGTATGGTTCAAGCCTTAGGCCAGTGCAATGCCGGTAACCTGAACGGTGCCCGATGCGGCGCTAACGAGAGTGCCGAGGCTAACCTCGTAGCTGGGGTGCTGCCAAGACGTAGACAGGGCGCTAACGATAGAGTCCTGAATGAGGTCGCGGAAGCTGACGTCGTCGGCCGCCATTGCAGTGTGAGTAATGGTGGCCACATCCTGAGCGGCTGCTCCACCGTAGGTGACGGTGCATGTCGTAGCGGACGTTTGCTCAACGATGATGATGCCGTCGATAGCCAAGAGTTGGCGCGTCTCACCGGTGGCGGTGATGGGGATAGAAAGGAATTTCTGCATGGTAAAAAAAATCTACCGCAAAGTAGTCATTCCTCAGTCAACGCCTCGAGAGCTCGGAGGTGCTCAAGGCCCTCGTCGCTAAGTAGATAGGAAATCGCAACAGCGAGATAGTCTTTGCCGTGCGGTACCGTAACCAACTTCTTTTTGTTGGTGGGACCGTTGTACCAAATCTCTGTCTTGTTGCGGCGGAAGGAAAGGAGACCGTCGTCGAAGAACCGCTGCACCTGCCCCTGCAACTTTACGTCGGGGTCATTGACCAACTGCAAGAAGTGCTCAGGGTCGCGGCGCACAGCAATAAGCATATCGCGGCGAAGCTCAGCCGTAGTGTACTTACGAGGGTCTACGCCAAGCATAATGCGAGCCATAGATTCAAGCTGGTCCAGCGTAAGGGCCTTGCACTCGATGAGAGCATCGACCTCAAGGTTCAACTGCTCCACCTCGGCCTCAGCGTCGCGCTCGAGGTTGACCTCCTCAAAGCGGTTGCCGTTCATGGGGTGGATGTCCAAGAAGTGCTGGAGCACAGGATTGGTGCGCGGAACGCGAAGCATGCCATCCTCGAAGATGATGGGCTCTACGATGGCGTTGCCATCCTGCTCGTCCTCGAAAGGGCTCTTCTGGTTGCGGGCATACCGCATAACGCGGTTCTCACCCTTCTCTTCGTCCCAGTACAGGAGCGGCTTGTTCCGGCTGCCACGACCGGGAATCATAAAGGCTAGGGGCGCGACATCGCGCTTGAGGCGATAGGTCTTGTCTACACTCATATCTATTTTAATTAGGGTGGATATAGGGGACGGTCGTTAACGACCGCCCCCATATCCGGTTCACATTATCCTTCGAAGATGAAGAAGTTGTTGGCGCCCATGACGCAAACAGCACGCTCGGAGAGGAAGTGGACTTCCATGGCGTCGAGGTCGCTGTTCATAGCGCCCCCGGCAGAACCAGTAATCCACGTCTTGTACCGACGGTCCTCAGTCTCGCTAGCGCGGTAGCGGACGTGGAGGAACGGACGCTTGGCGTTCTTGCCGAGCACTTGGTCGTAGACCGTGGTGCTACCAGCAGGGACCAGCAGACCGTTGACAACGCCGTTGGTGAGGTCACCACGCATCGTCGGGTCGTTCAGGTACTTCCAGTCAGACTTGTAGAAGTCGTAACCGCGACGGAAGCCCGTGAAGCCAAGGTTGAGAGCCATCTGCTCGTCGTTGTCGAAGAGACCGTAGCTCGTACCGCCGGCACCGTAGCTGTTCTGTGCAGCCAGCATGTCGTCGATGTCGAAACTCATCTCACGATTCACGAAGAGGACGTTCTCCTCGATGGCACCCTGCTTGTCCAGACGTCCAATGATGGAGTCGAAGTCAGCGAGGGTGGAGGGGATACCTCCGGACCACACGTTACCGCGATTCTCAACGGCGTAGAAGATGCCTTCGGAACCAGCGTTGATGGTACCAGCACCCGTAGCCGTGCTCAGAGCGGCCTCAGCGCCGGAACCAGTGCCAGCCGGGACGGCCTCAATCATAGCGGTCTCGAGGTAGTCGTCGAAGCGGAGACGGGTCTCGTGCTCAGACTTCAGGTACCACAGGTATCCCGTAGCTCCGTTCTCGGTCGTCACCTCAATCCAGCCAATCTGAGCCATGTCAGAACCAGATACAGCGTACTTGTCCTTCAGGATGATGGGCTTGTTGTCGAAGATGACGTCGTCAGCCTCGAGGGAGCCAACCATTCCATTGGTGCCCTTCTTGAACTCGGAACCGTAAATCATCACGGTACAAGCAACACCAAGGGCAACGGCCTGACCGGTAGCCTCGTAGTAGGCAACAGTGAACGTGCCAGCAGCGGTATCCACAGCCGTTACAACAGCCTTGTTGGTGAGACCACTAGCGGCAGTGTTGTCGGAGATAAACACCGTCTGACCCACACGGATGGCGATACTGCCTGTACCGGGGGTAAGGGTGTCATTGACCGTCCAAACAGCCGTGTTGTCGGTAGCCGCACCAGCCGACGTGCAGTTGGTGTACTTGGTGTGCAGACGACCCTGCTCCGCCCACTTAATCATGTCGGAGTTGGTGGGCATCTCGGCACCAACCATACGCAGGAAGCCAGACACAGTCCGGTTGCCGTAACGCTCGAACTCCTTCT